CTATTTCAGCAGCGAGCGCGCCTGATCAATACGCCACGTGTTGTTCAGGGCAAGCACGACCGCGAACCGCCCACACAGCAGAACATCCGCGTCATTGCCCGCGCGCAGGTGCTGTTCTGCGCCCGGCAGCAATAGGACCTCGACGCCGCCGATGCAATCGCGCCGCTCATGCCCCCCGGCACTCGCCGTCCGCACGAGCGGACCGCTCAGCGCGTGGACCGAAGGCGCCGCGCCAGCGGCGCGCACGGCAGCCAGCAGGTCCACCACGTTCCCGCGCGGCATGCGCCAGATTGCCCGCTCTGGCTGGCCAAACCAGTCAAGCGCCTCCTTCTCGCGAGGAAGCAACGCGCGCACCGGCGGCGTACGACCGAGGGCCGCTGCCGCGCCGCGGCTACGCAGGGCCACCCACAGGATCGCGCCGACGACATACAGCGCACCCAGCAGCAGATACAGCAGCACCAGGCCAAACCACGGCGAATTGTGCGGAATGCCGAACAACATGACCAGAAACACCACGAGCGCTATCCAGCGGGCGGCGCTGCGGCCCGTATCGCCAGCGCTCACGCTCGTGCCCGTGGGTCTGCGGCCAATGCACGCGGCATGCGCGACCTAGCACGGGGCATTGATCTGCCTCCAGCCGTTCTGCACCCGCTCAAACCGGCGCCCCTGTATGCAGCGCTCGTTCTGGCGCAATGGCATGGGGTGCTCGCGCGGCGGCGTCGGCGCGTCCGGCAAAAGCGAGGAGGGCATCGCCTTGAGGTCCGCCTCGAACTGCCGAGTAACCTGTTGAAGCTGGTACCTGGCGTACGCCGCCTCCACGACACTGTGGGCGGTAAGCGCAAGGAAGCCGCCGAGCGCCACCTGCCACCAGATCGTATGAATCGCGTTTGCCGTGCGTTGGTCGTCCATGTCCCATGCCCAAGAGAAGCCGGCAGCCATTCTAGTGGGTGAACCCGGTTGGGTGCAGGAATGTGCCGCGGAGTGACCTGGCGCCAATGAAAGGCGGGGGTCGCGTCGACGACTGGCCTATGTTGAACGGCTGCGGCGTATGCAGGCAGAGCGGGTTGTGCAGGCGGTGAGGGTGCAGAATCGCTACGCTGGCGAATAGCAGGAAAGGCAGGGCATTGATTTCTTTCTTGGCTGCTGCAATAACCACTGCTCGATACAGGGGAGCGAAGATGAGCATTTCACCCACCGAAAGTGAAAAGGCGGCCGCCCTGGTAATTTGCAGGGCGGCAGCGTTCAGCGTGGCGAAGGAAGCAGGGCAATTCTCTGGTTGGATTACGGGCGGCTGCGCCGCCGCCTTCGCCCTCGTGCTCTCCAATTCAGATCGTATGACGCCCGTCGTGGGCAGCGGCGTTCTTCCACTCTTAAACATCCTTGGCCTCCTTGGCTTCGGAATAATGCTCGGCTTCTGGGTCAAATATCGTTTGATCAGCCACAATGCTGCTCGGGACGGATACGAGCAGGCTGTTAAAGCATTTGGCAATGAGATGCCTTCACACGTGAACCCTTTGCCACAAGGCGTGCAGCTTGCAATTCTCCAAATATTGCCTTGGCAAGTGCGCCGCAGGATGAGGTCCGAACTCAAGAAACCTCTCGACATAGCTAGCCGGGATACTCTAATTCGCGCAGTTGAGTGGACTAAAGTCCTCTGCATGATCCAAGTCGTGGCAGTCGTGGCATGCGTCGTGTATGTCATCGCCATCGCGCAGGTCGTGACTTTCCAGGCTGTCGGGGTGTAGCCGCTATTCCCGGACAATGTTGCAGCTCAACGACCACCAGGTCACGTCGCAAGGTTCGAGGCTGTGGCCCTCGGGGGTGAACATGTGGCCTGTTAGGTCGATACGGTCGTGCGGGTCCATCTCGCTCATGCTGCAATCTCGTCTTGTTGGGAGAACGAGTAGGGAAGCAAAAGCCGATTCAGAGCTTGATCCAGCGCCAGCGGGAGCCTGCGAACCCCTCCAGACGGGCCGTTACGGCATTTCGCATAATGTATAGAGTGATCGAGGTTACTGCCCGAGCCGACTGAGGCTTCGGTGCGCTGGGGCAGGGTGAAGCCCACAGCCAGGAATAGCACCATTGCAGCAGCGGCCAAGCGTTTCGCCAGCGCTGCCCATGCTTTTCCCGCCTTCCCATCCGCACGCACTGCCTTTATGGCCACAAGCCACTGCACGGGGTCATCCCCAGCCATCTCGGCCAATTCCGCGATGTTGTCTTCGCTTGGGTAGCTGTCGCCGTGGCGCCATTGGCTGATCACCTGCCTGTTCGTGCCCAAATGCTGCGCTAACGCATTGTCTGAGCTTATGTTTTTCCGTGACCGCGCCTTGTCCAGGAGCGTCGCAACGATACTCATGTCATGTACTCGCTTGACAGATGTCCGGTAATCAGCTTACATCGCACCTGTCATGTATCCACGTGACACCCCGTCACGGCCTCCCCTGTGCCGTGGCGGGGTCATACAGGGTGCAGGGGAGGGGCTAGGGGATGCACACATACATGCTGACGATGGGGGCCGTCTTCTTCGCCCTCATCCTGGTAGCGATCGCCAAGCTCGGGGCGTGGTTAATCGACCGCCGCGAGCAGGGCGCGACCAAGGCGATTCGTGACGCCGTCTGCGTCATTCAGGCAAGCGCACATCTGCGCTCCCTTGAAATCGAAGCATCTAGGCGCGGCAACCTGCTCGCTGCCGCTGACTTCGCTGACCAGGCGGATCAAGCCGACCTCGATCATGCGATTGCACTTCTCGACCAGGAGTCGATGGGGGAGGGGTGGTCTTCATGATCTTCCTTATTCCGCTGGTGGTCGTCGCGATCCTGTTGTGGTTCCGCTACGTCAGCAAAGGTCGCTTCCAATGACCTGCATTTCGGCTATCAACACCACGGCAGATGACCGTCTGCATCCTGTTCAACTCGACATGTTCGGCGAGCACGACGCTTGGCCTGATGCCGCTCAATTTCTCGCTGCTCACCAGGTGGGCATGCGCAACGCATGCGAAGGCCGCGAGCCAACCGTCCATGACGTCCGACGCATGCCTCCCTATATCAGGTACTACATGGTTCCCGATGCGTATTACGCCGGGCACCAGGCGTATCAGCAAGTAGTCGCTGGACGGGGCAATGGGCCATGAACAGCCATTTCCCGAACAGCCCTTGCTACCAGTGCGGGGGCAGCCTGCAGAAGCTGGCGGCGATGGATGCACACCTGACGTGCTGCACCAGCTGCGGCGTTCTGACCTCGAAGCGGGTGGATACGCAGAGCTGCTACAGCGCCTGGAATGGCAGCAGTTCTGGACGCTCACTTTCCGCGTTGAACACGGCAGTTCCACAGGCGGCGTACACCCCGAGAAAGCTGATAAAGCGTTCCGCTTCTTCGTCAGCTGCATCAACCGCGGGATCTACGGCCCAAAGTGGAACACGAAGTGGCACCGCGGCGTCCAGTGGGCGCGCGGCCAGGAATTCCACCGCGATGGCCGTCTCCATTTCCACGCCGTTGCAGCTGCTCCTACCGATGACCTCAACCGACTCATGTCCAGGTACGAGTGGCACGAGTGGTGGTTCAAGGAATTCGGTCGAAATCGCATCGAAGCGCCGCGCAGCCAGCTCGATATCACCGGTTACGTCTCCAAGTACGTCTCGAAGGGCGGGGTTGTTGACCTGTCACGAAACTTCGGCGCTTGGGAACCGCCGCCCATCGACTACACCCGCAGGCCGCAGCAAGCCGAGTTCGAGCAAACGACACGTCGGGGAAGCGTCCAACCCGTGATCCGGGGTGCAGGGGCCAGGCCCCTGCGGTAAACGCCTCACCCGCACCAGGAACATCGCCGCCCCCGTTTGTTGGGAAACCTCTCACCAGGTCGGCGCGGGAGCCAGCCAACACCCTGGCAAACGCTTTGATCGCAGCGACAGCACCACGCGATTCGGTAGGCCACCACCGTGACAGATGGCCCCGGACGGACTGATGCAAGCATCGCGTTTCGGTCATCGCTAAGCCTCTCCCGGCCCCCCGAATGGGGGGTAAGGGGGGACTTAGCTTGACCCCCCAGTACCGCCCTGAATCAGCCTTACTCAAAAACGACAGCCAATTACCAACGACAAGAGAGAACGACCATGAGCAATCCGACCGTCAAGATCACCACCCCCGTCGAATCCCGCACCGTCACGACCAGCAAGGGCATCCCGAAGGCGATTTTCTTCCAGCGCGCAACCCTGGAGACCGAGGAAATGCGTATCCAGGTGGAGGTTGAGGTGGATGGCCCGGATAAGGGCTACCCGGTGGGTGCAGCCAAAGAATGGGACCTGGTGCGCGACCTGGTGCCGGGCCGCTTCGGCATCGAGCTGGCACGCCGCATGACCCTCATCGACCCGCAGGGCGGCAAGCAGCAGCCCAAGCAGCAGGCCGCGTAATCCATGCCTGCACCGGTCTACATCCAGGCGTGTCTGGCGGAACACATCACCGCCGAGGGCGTCTGCACGGTGCCGGTGTGGATCGAAAAACCTCAGCCAGTACTTCCGCCGCTCACGCTGGCTGAGGGTACGCAGGTCGCATTTGCAATCGCGGGCTGCTGGGCAATGGGCGTCGTTTTCAGACAGTTCGCCCGTCTGTCTCGTGAGCGGTTTTGACCAACCAATCCATCAAGGACCAAAAATGAACACCAAGAACGCTTTCCGCAAGCCCCTCAGCTTCCTCCGTTCGACCGCCGGCAAGGTTTCCACGGGCCTGACGGCCATGGTCGCCACTCCGTTCGCCATGGCCAGCGGTGGCGGCCCGGCCGAGGCCATCATCGGCGAAGTCACCAGCGGCAAGTCCTCCGTCAACAGCATCCTGGTGGTGCTGGCCGGCGTCCTGGGCCTGTTCCTGCTGTGGTCCATGATCAAGCGGGCACGTTAAGCCAGGCAGGGTCATGCCCGTCGTGATCCTTGAAGTCGTGGCTCTCGCCGGTCAGGTGATCGGCGGGATCCTCTCGATCCTTGCAGCGGTGAGGGGGCTTTACACCCTGTGGGGAATGATCAAAAAGACCAAGTAGGGGCGGATTCGCCCCTACTTCATTTCAGGGGGTAGCTATGAGGGTCGGCAGGGAATCATTACGTACAGGGCCAAAAGCTGCCTAAGCGACTGAATTTCAAGGTTGATTGCTCGTCTCTCGGGCAGGCTCTCCCCATCTATGGGGTCTGTTCAAGCACCTTGGCTGTGTAGCTCAGCGGCGCCACTTCCCTTTCAAGATCCAGGTGGTAATCGCCGAAGCGATTGATGTGGCTGGTCCGATAAGGCGACAGGCCGGCCAGGATCTCGGGCGTCAGTTCAATCCCCTCCTTCCTCATCTCGGCCAAGGTCCGGCTCATGCCTTCCACGTTGTGGAGGATGATCATGTTGGCCACCAGCTGGCTGTACTTGATGATCTTGCGCTGCTCGTGTTGGACGTTCTCAGCAATGATCCCCTGGCTGCCAAAGAACACCCATTTCACGAAGCCGTTGTATTCCTCGCTCTTGTTGGTGGCAGCATGGATCGTTTTGCGGATCTCATTGTCATCAATGTAGCGCAGCAAGAACAGCGTTCGAACGGCCTTGCCAAGTTCCCGGAAGGCGAAGTACAGCTTGTTCTTCCGGCTGTAGGTGCCCAGCCGGCGCAGGATCGAGGACGCGGTGATCTTGCCCAATCGGATTGAGATCACCACCCGCAGCATGTCGTGGAGATGGGTGGCGATCAGTTGCCAGTCGATGCTGTCCCCGAACAGTGCCTGGATGTTCTTATAAGCCCTACCCGGTTCGGGCCGAAAGAATGTCAGGTCCTTGATGTTCCGGATCCGGGGCATCAGCTGGATGCCCAGCATGTGGGCCAGGCCGAAGACCGGGTAGCTTTGGGCCTGCGTGTCGCCATGGACGATCTCAGGCTGGATGTCGGAAGTGTTGGCCAACAGACCGTCGAGGATGTAGATGCCCTCGTGCACGCCACAGGGAATGAAGTGGCTGAAGAGCGCCACGTATTTATCGGACACATGGTAGTAGCCGATGCCACCGTAGCCGCCGTAGCGGATGTGATACTCCGACAGCAGGTTGTCCTCGTAGACGCTCCACTTCGTGCCATCAGCTGATGCGCTCTTGCCGCTGCCCCAATAGCCAGGCAGGTCGAATTTGTTGTAGGTATTGATGACCTCCACGATGGCCTTCTCAAGCACATCCTCGGTCACGTATTTCAGGTTTAGCCAAGCGACTTGGCGCCGGCTGAAGCCCTTGATCGACCGCGCCGTCTGCGTCGGCCCCAGGTTGCAGCCATAGCAAAATAGCGTGGTGATCACACGTCGGGGCAGATCTTCGACCTGGCTCTCGGTGCCGGCGATCGGGCGGAAGAAACGGTGCAGATCCAGCCATTGGCTGGCATCGATCAGGACATCGACGATGCTGGATTCTGGAAGCCGTTCGGCGATGAGGCGATCCACGGTGGTAATCGCGCTGGAGACTTCGGCGCGTTGCCCCTTCCGCAGCACCAGGCGCCCATCCAGGATGTCCGCATGTACGTTCTCCGGGAAACGCGCGTCGACCTCATCGGCCAGGGAGGTCAGTTGTGCACGTAATCCCGCCACGAAAGACTCGGCGTCGGTGGGCAGGCCTGACACCTGGCCGTAGGCTTCCAGTTCCTGGGCCAAGGTGGCTTCATCGACCAGCTGCTCACGGTAGTCATCAAACCGTTCGCTGCTGGGAATGAAGAGATCTCCGGACTTCAGTTCGTCCTTGACCTGCACCAGCACGGCCAGCTCGAAGTACTTACGGTGCATCCAGCCGGCGCCGGCTGCACTGGCCCGCTTGCCGAACACGTGCTGACGCCAGAGCTTGGACATCCAGTCAAAGTCCTTTTCCGGGTCCAAACCGAGGGAGGCGACCTCGATCAGCTCACGGCGCTGGTTGCGCAGCGAGAGCACCGCTGCGATCAGCGGCTCCATGCCGGCGTCGTGGCTGGTCGCCCGAAGTTTCATCAGCTCCAGCCCATTGAACAGCAGCGGCCTGACCGCGCCATAGGGCTGCAGCATGAATGGCAGGTAGTTCTTCCCGGCGTAGGCCATATGTTCTTCGCATTCGGCCAGCAAGGTCGACACTTCCGCTTCCAGGCTGTTGTCGATGGCATCCACGCGCTGACTATCGCTGCCGTCGAGCTGATAGGCCTGTAGGATTTCCTTGAGCTGGCCGATGAGGAAGTCGGCCCGTTTGGCATGTTCGAGCTGGTAGGCCAGCAATTTCTGCTGGGCCGTGTTCTCCAGCCCGCGCACCTGCTTGATGAACAACTCGGCTGCATCATCCAGTGTCTTGGCATGCTGGGCGCGAATGAAGATGGTGGCCAGCGCATAGCGCTTGTCCGGAGCCAGTTCGGCCAGCTCGCTGGCGTCATAGGCCCGAGCCATCGCACGGAACTGCTTGAGCTTGGGCACCGGCACATCAATGGGAGGCAGCTGGTCGGCCAACTGCTGCAGCATGCGGATGTGCTGCAGATAGAACCGAACTTCCTTGTTGGTGGGCCGGCCGGGCTCGCGCTTGAGTGATTGCCAGCCGGTGAACCTGGACCCTTCCGGTGCGCGCAGCAGTTCGTCGATGAGCGTGCGCGTGGCAGGCGTCAGTGCGTGGCTGATGCTGCGGTAGTAGCCCAGATTGACCCGCTCACGGGCGCCGATGGCGGCCAGCTCCAGAGTGCGGAAACCGGGCAGTTCGTAGCGATGGTGCACCAGCTCTTCGAGCAGGACGTTCACGATGTCCGGGATGGTGTGCTTGGTCTGGGCTGCTCCGGTGGCCACGGTGTCCAGCCAAGCCAAGCCCGATTTATCCAGGGGACGTACCCCGATGAATTGCCGAAGCTGCGGCATATGCCGGCGCTGGCTGCCGGAAGCGTCGTAGCGTTCGAGCTGGTCGGTGTCCAATACGCGCCCGAGTCGGGCGGCCTTGGCGATGTGCTTCCGGATCCGCTCGGGTACGTCGGCCAACACCGTGAAGTAGCCCAAGCGTTGGAAGAGCTTGAGATGAATCAGTACCGCCAGCTGCGGACCCGGCTGGGTGGCCAGCTGCTTGGCGAATGCAATCTCAGCGGCGGTCGGGGTATAGATCTCCTCCAGTTCCTTGGCGGTGGGATCAGGCTTCAGTCGCGGGTAGGCGGTCTCGTGAAGGGTAGCCATTGGATCCGGAGGGTGTGAGGGGGATCAGTCCCAGTGCCGGCCGTCGTCTGTACTGAGCGACGCTTCCAGGAAGCACTGGTGCGTATCGGCCATGCGGTGCATGTCATCGAGCAACGTGGCCAGGATTTCATCCAGATCCCTTTCGGGATCGGTGGGAGCAGTCAACTGGTACTCGCTGCTGGCGGTGTTCAGGCGCACAGCCTGGAACGGGGCCAAGCAGATCTCTTCAATTCGGCCTCGGGCCTTGGCCGCGCCGCGGCCCGTGCGGGCAAACGGGGTCAGCACCATGCGCAGGCGCAGCTGCAGGGCCGATTTGCCCTCCGGCGCCGGCAGTGCCATCGCCGGTACCGGCACGGTTGGACTGGGCAGGCTTGCTTCAATGCGGTCCCGGGCAAACGGGTCACGCCCGTCCAGGTAACGCATGGCCGACTGCACATCGCGCCAGCCCACGTACTCCATCAAGGCCTTCATGTCCCAGCCTTGGTCGTTGGCCCAGCTGGCAAAGCCGCGGCGCAACGAATGGCTGCTGTGGAGCCCCGCATCGGCAAAGCCGGCACTGGTCAGCAACTCGCGCAGCAGGCGCACCAAGCTGTTGGGATGTAGGCCTTCGGCGCTCACCTGGCCCCATTGGTTGACTGCCCGAAACACCGGCCCTTCTTGCAGGTCGGCCGCCTGCAGCCACGCCTGGGTCGCCTCCACCGGACATAACCGCGACAGCGCCGGCACCTTGTAGGTGACGCCGGCTGCCTGGCGATCACCCTTGCTGCGTGGCAAGAAGCAGGTCATCCCCTGTCCCGGCACCAGCGTGAGATGGGCCACGTCCAGACGCAGCAGTTCATCGCCACGGAATCCCCGCCAGAACCCGAGCAGCACCAGCGCTCGGTCTCGTTGATGGCGCAGCGCCGCCGGCCCATCGCCCCGGGCATGTGCCGCAGCGATCGCCGCGGCCAGCCAGTCATCGAGCTCGACCAGCCGCCGAATCTGGAGCGGCGCGGCTTGCTTGACCTGGCCCGGGTGCAGGGTCTGGATGCCTTTGAGCACCTTGCGCACCAGCGGCGATCGGGTCGGGTCGACAAAGCCGTGGTCGCGGTGCCAAGAGGCGATGGCCGCCAGACGTTGGCGGAGGGTGCTGGTCGCCAAGGTCTGCGCATAAGCGGCCAGGTACCGGGCCACGCTGTCAGGTGTCGCTGGGAGGTGGCCTTGCCATTCAACCTCGAAGTGCCGCAGCGCCGACGCATAGCTGCGCACCGTGTTCTGGCGCGTGGCCGCATCGAGGTAGCGGTCCAGTTCGGTCAC